AAATAACCCCGAAAGAATAATCCTTCGGGGCTTCATCCACTCCCACCTCTTGCGAGGTTCGCTCTCTTGGGAGGTGGATATATCTCACAATATGACACTAATCCATTCTCCGAAACTTATACCCGAGAGCGATTGGATATTCAATTCACTTGCAAATATAGCAATAATTTTCGGAAAAACAATACTTTCTCCCAAAACTTTCTTGAAATTTATTTATTTGTTTGATTTTTTTGTATATTTGCAACATCGAATAGGCAAAGGGTCAGTCTAAAGCGAAAACAAAAGAGTAAACATTAACCAAAAAAACAAAAAAATTATGTCTATTTGTACTTGCCCTTTGGGGAAGGCAATCCCTAATGTTCCAAACGCATCTTGTCCCGTAGATTTCGGACAGATTCAGAAAATCGTGTTTCAGCGCATCTTCAAAACTGGAACAACGAAAAACTCCTTCACCTCTTCCGCAGCGATAACCGCTCTCGCTTCTTGGACTGCGAACATCACCGCAGCCGATGGTAGCAAGATGGTTATCACTCCGTATGTGGAAGCCCCCGCTGCCGATGGTGGCGATGCAATCACCTATGGTGGTGGCAACGATTCAGTTGGTGGCGTAACAAAGACAATCGGCAGAAACCCTGTCAATATGACTTTCGCTCTCCGACAGATTTCGCAGGACATCGTTAAGGCTCTCAAAGGTCTTATGTGCGAAACTCTTGGTGTTTACCTTATCAATGGTGACGGGCAGATTCTCGCACTCAAGGGAAGCACCGCTGGAGTTCACTACCCGATTCCTATTGACAACCTTTTCGTAGGTGACCTTATGCTGAATGGTCTTGACACCCCCGATTCCAACGCACTCTCATTCTCATTCAAGCCGAATTGGAGTGACGATGCAGTGGTTGTCACACCTGAGGACTTCAACCCTCTTACCGACCTCGCTAACGAAACGGAATAATGGGTGCAAAGGTATCTACTATCCGCTTGCAAGTTGGCGAGCGGATAGAAACCTTCGGGGCAGAACACGCAGAAAGGTTGCTTCGGATGCCTAACAACGGAGGATGGAAAATAGCAGACGATGAAAAAGTAGAATTGACGGAAAATGGTTTTCGACCTATCAAACATAAAAAAGGAGATTCTTCAGCCGAGCAAAAGGGATGCGATACAGAAGGCGGTAGCGCAGCAAGAGTGGATTAAAATGCACACAGACACCAATCTTGACTTCGTGAACACCCTTCCGTTCCGCAAGTTCCTTCTGTTCGTCAAAAGTCAGTTGCCCGAGGATAAGTACCTCACGGCAATTAACAACTTGAAGTTCCCCCTTCCGACAAATGCCATCACGAAAAGTATCTTCGTGAAGTTGTCGAAATTGTTTGATGGACGAAACCCTGCATTCAACTACCAGTTCCACAATACCCAAGAGAGGGATGATTGGGAATGGTATCGTCAAGAGGTCTTGGACGAGCCTAATCTTTGGTCGCAGAAGGCTTGGAGATTCTTCCAAACGGAAATCAACTGCGTTATGGTGGTTGATATGCCTATGGACACAGACCCTACCGACAGATACCCCCAACCTTATTCCTATTTCGTGCCGATAAGCGAGGTTATCTCCTATTCGGTCAACGAAAAGACAAAATGTATGGACTGGATAATCTTCAAGAACGATAAAAGGGTTATCGTGATTGACGGAGAATCCTACCGCACCTTCGATTGGGACGGGGTGAAACTGGGAGCGATGCTTTCCGACAATCCTCACGGCTTGGGTTACTGCCCTGCCAAGTTCCTTTGGAACGAGCCACTTTCCCTTTCTCAACCCGACATCAAGGAAAGTCCGTTGAGCAAGAAACTCTCCGCACTTGACTGGTACTTGTTCAAGACCTTGGGCGTAAAGCACTTGGACACCTATGCAAGTTACCCTATTTATAGTGCCTATGAGGAGGAATGCGACTATGTGGACAAGGATGGAAATGCTTGCCATAAGGGGCACTTGCAGACGCCCGATGGCTCATACTTGACGGATGTAGCAGGCAACCTCGTGGTTTGTCCGCTCTGTCACGGCAAGAAGCAGTTGGCAGGAGCAGGCTCATTTATCACTGTTCCGATACCGCAGGATGGTCAGCCCGACTTGAGAAAGCCCGTTGATATTACCACCATAGACAAGCAGAGCCTTGACTATAATGTTGGCGAACTGGAGAGATTGGAGAAGGATATTATCAGTTCTTGTGTAGGAGTTGATAACACCATCATCAATGAAACCTCCCTTGCCGACAAGCAGGTGGATGCCACTTACGAAAGTAAGGACACGGTGCTCAATAGAATCAAGAAAGGCTTTGAGGAGGCGCAGGAATGGCACGATGCCACTTGTTGCCGACTTCGCTACGGCTCTGCATTCATCAGTGCAGGAGTGAACTACGGAAACGAGTTCTACACCCTTACCCCCGAGGTGCTTCGCAAGAGGTACAACGAGGCAAAGGAAGGTGGAGCGAGCGAAGCCGAACTGGATGCACTCCGTACCCAGTTGCTTGAAACGCAGTACCGACACAACCCTACCCAGTTGCAGAGAATGATTATCTTGAACGACCTTGAGCCTTTGCGCCACAAGAGTTTCGATGAGGTTGAAACCCTCCGAAAAGAAGGTCTTGTTCCGCAGGAGGTAGCAATCCTCAAGAGCGACTTCTCCGCATTTGTGAGTAGGTTTGAAAGAGAAAATGATAATATCTTGGAGTTTGGGGTGAACATCCCTTACTCGGAGAAAATAAACAACATCTATAACACACTATTAAGTTATGCAAAACAACGAGCAGTCCCTTCTCTTAACTCATAGAGAAAACTACATTGTTCCAAAGGGGCAGGAACAGACCGTCCATTGCAAGATTGCAAAACTGGATTCTAACGGCAACTTTCTTGAGAGTGTTCGCCTTGTTCATTTCGGCTTGAAGAAGTTTGAAACGACCATCAAAGACAACCTCGAAACGATGGGTTACACCGTTGAAATCCTCCATCATCCGATGGGCAAGTACTCCAACTCTGTTATCAAGAGCAAGGATGTAGAGATTAAGGTCAAGGATGCAGAGATTAAGGCACTCAAGGCTGAACTCGAAGCCAAGGACAACTCCAAGGAGATGGCAGCAAAGGATGCAGAGATTGCAGCACTTCGCAAGGCACTCGCAGAGGCAAAGAAGAACAAGGGTGGCAGACCGAAAAAGGAGGAGTAAACTATGCTGAACAAGGAAACACTCATTGCTAATGAGGCTCTTAAGGGCTTGACCGAAGAACAGATTGACGCAATCGTCACTCTGTCCGAGAATGACGAGGCAACAGTCCTCGGAACAAAGTTCGGTGAGGTCTATCGGCAGATGGATTCTTCCATTGAGAAAGCCACTGGCATCAAGAGGATAGGGGATGAAAAGACCTATCTCTATCTTGAAAGGGCAGCAAAGGAATACGCAGGCAAGTTTGCGGATTACGATGCTCTCAAAACGAAAATCACTGACCTTGAGGCACAGATTGCCAAGGGCGGTGACGATGCACTGAAAGCGGAACTTGAGAACGCAAAGAAGGAACTTTCAGCAACGAAAGACCAGTTCAACACTCTCAAGGCTTCGTTTGATACGGAGAAAGCCAATTATGCAAAGGCACTCTCCGACTACAAGATTGAAAGCGAACTTGCCCGAGCAAGGGAGGGTATCAAGCTGAAGGCAGGCTTCAATGAAGCCGTACTCAACACCCTCATAGCGCAGGCAACCGCCAACATCAAGGCAAAGAATCCTTCGTTTGAGGACAAGGATGGAAAAGAAAGGCTAATTTTCCACGATGAGAATGGTGCTCCGCTCAACAACGCAGAGAACAAACTCAATCCTTTCACTGCGAGGGAACTTTACATAAAGGAATTTGAGGCGATGGACATTCTCGAAAAGACCCCTGCAAAGGGTGCAGGCGGAAAGCAGACCGTTGTGACTACTGGAGCGCACCTCGGAGCGACCACAAAGGAGGAGGCAACCAACATCATCAACAAGACACTTTTCGATATGGGTATTTCAAAGACCGACCTCCGCTTCCAAGCAGAGTTCGATAAACTTTGGAACGAGAATGACATTGATTCACTTCCTCTATCAAAGTAGGCTAAAGGGGTAAGCCATACAAGAAAAAGCAACAACCAAACAAACCAAAAAAAAAGTTATGAGTTTAGTAGCAACAGTACTCAACGAGATTCGCATTAAGAATGAGAAACTCGACAAGAACGAACATCGCTTGAGCGAGTATGGCGCACTTGACTTCTTTGTTCAGCAGAGCAAGTCAAATCCCCTCCTCACAAGCGAAATGAAGGCGCAGGCTATCCGCAGCGCAGGTAAGACCCTTAAGATGCCCGTTATCAACTATGACGGTAACATTACAGTTTCCAACGTAAGGTCTTGCTCCGTGCAGGATGCAGAGAACACCTCCGCACTTGTAGGTGTAACCTTCGCCACCTATGCCGTAGGTTTCACCGTAGTGCCTGCGATGTACTCCAACAACGAGATTGACAAACAGAACGACATCACCAAGAAGTACCTCAAGTGTGCCCGTGTTCTCGGTGCAGCCCTTGATGGTGCAGCCCTTACTGCACTTGATGCAGCCAAGACGCAGGTGTTTGCCGACAAACTCATCTACACCGAAGCAGTAGGTGGCGATGTGATTGATGTTCCTTGGGCAAGCCGTGAGGACATTCTCTCCGACATTGAGCCTATGATGAACGCAAACGACTACTATGGTCGTGTTCACATCATCGGCAACAACGGAGTTCGCTCTCTCCTCAATAAACTTGCAGAAAAGGGTACTTACAACATCGTTGACAAGAGCCTTGAGTGGGCAGGCAAGGAGTTCCACTTCACCAACCGCCTCGCCAACGAAAGTGGTATGTACGCCACCTTCTATGCCGTTGAGGATGGCAATGTGGATATTCTGTTCCGCTATGACAGAGAGGCAGTTCTCGGAACTACCACCAAGGTCGGACACGAGTGGGACATCGTTACGATGCCTTACATCGGAATCCCCGTTGGTGTTCACTACTACGAGAGTGTGGGAGACCAGAGCGCAATCGCAGGGGATGCCACCGCAGACCTCACTTGCGCCAAGAAGGAATACTACGGATTCTCCGTTGATGTTGCCTTCGTGACCGCATACAACTCTGCCATCGCAACCAAGGCTAATCCTATCATCGCAGCCGAGATTGTCAAGGGTGACACCTACGCAAATCCCGTTGTTGTGGTGAATAGCGAGAGCAATCCCGTAAACACCAAGGAGGTCGCATCCGAGTAGTCAATTCCCTTCCCCGAAAGGGGAGGGGATGTATAACCATTAAAGAGAAAGAATTATGGCAGCACCTACTAAAGCAAGTGTAACCGCAGCCATCGCAAAGTTCGTGACTGCGCAGGGCAATCAAGCAGGGCTTGAGGGTCTTGACCAAATCTTGAAGGACATTCTCACTCTTATTCCCGATGAGGAATAAGGTGGAATAAACTAACGAATTAGGGGGTGGAGGGATTGACTGTCACCCCCTTTTTATTATCTTTGTCGCATTATGTATAGATTGAGAGAAATAATAGAAAAGTTTTCATCCTTGGTAGGATGGAAAGACACAGATACCCTTTCGCAGTCCGAAAGTGGGCTTTACTTCCAAGAGGCTCACCCTCTCTTGACACTCCGAGCAATGAGGGGCATAATGCCCAAAGACTTGCTCTCTCGCTACCCTCTGTACGAGATGGGTACGGAGTATGCAAAGGGAGTAAAGGTGCAGTCCAATGGGAAGTGTTACAGAAGCCTTGTGGACAACAACACCGCAGAACTGACAGACACCGCAAGTTGGAGGGAATATGACCTCCTTGAAGATTATCTCGCAGCCCTTACCGAAACTGGCATCAAGAAGGTACTTGCCCGATTCATCGGAGAGAAGGTCAAGGGTATGGAAACGAGAAACCTCGTGGACAGAAGGACACTCTTTGACGGAGCAGGCAGGAAGGAAGGCAGGAATCCTAACACTGGAAGGCTTGTCGGGTTTGAGTTCAATCCCATAAGAGCCAATGGAATCACCACCACACTCAACAAAGTTGGTATGCAGTTCACTGGCAATGTAGGCACGGTGAAACTCTACCTTTTCCATTCTTCGCAGAGCGAGCCAATCGCCACCAAGGAAGTAGAATATACCTCCGAGAAGGGTAGTTTTATGTGGTTTGACCTTGAGGAATGGGTTATGCCTTATGTGAATGACACCATCAATGCAGGTGGCAGTTGGTATGTAGTCTATGACGAGGCTTCACTTGCAGATTATATGCAGAGCATCAACTTCGGCAAGGACTGGAGCAGAGAGCCTTGTGGCACTTGCAACAAGGGAGATATTCAGTTGTACCGCCTTATGCTCAAATATCTCACCATTTCGCCTTTCTATGTCGCTATGAGCGATTGGAACGGAGAACTTTGGGACATTGAGGACAATGTTTACACCTACGGCAACAACTACGGCTTGAACTTTATGGTCACTATGGCTTGCGATGTGACGGATGCCATCCTTGCGGAGAGTTTCAATTTTGCAACTGCCATTCAGTTGCAGGTCGCTACGGAGGCTTTGAGGGCATTGGCACTCAATCCAGAGGTCGCAGTGAACAGAGTGCAGGCGAATGCCGATAGGGACAACATTCTGTTTGAGTTGATCGGAAACGGGCAGGGAATCAAAGGGCTTAACGGAGAACTGGAGAGAGCCTACAAGGTGCTTGAGATAGACACCAAGGGGCTTGACCCGATTTGTATGGGATGCCACAACAAAGGAGTTCACTACGGCTCAATATGACACTGAAAGAGTTACATAGCAAGTTGCAAGACCTCACCCTCGGTGACTTGGGTGAGGATTTGTACGGCTATCTCCAAAAGTTTTTCTCTATGCAGGAAACCAAGGAGCGGATGCTATGGCTCAATCAGCACCAAAACTACGACCAACAAGTATGGAGGGACGGGACACCCAAACCGACCTACGCACCTTCGACACTGGAGAAGCGAGAGGCTTGGGGCTTCTTCATTCCCTCATCCAAGAGATATGTCGCACACGAAACGGGGGAACTGTTCCGTTCTATGGGAGTGTTGGTTACTCCCGATTCCGTTGCGATAGTCTGTACTACGGATTCTTCCATTGCGGAAGATATTGACTTTATGGAGGGAACGAGCCAAGTGTGGGGCATCGAAGGTGATACCCACATTGAGGATTACTTCGACCTCTATGACCCCGAAGGCAACACCCTCGGCTTGACGGAGGAGAGTTTTGAAACATTGAGGGACGATATGGTAAATTCAGTATTGACACAACTAAAAGCATACATAAATGGATAGAGTTCAGCACAAGACTAACCCCAAACTCTTTGACAAGGAGGTTTTGAAGATACAAGAGGCATTGGCGGATGCCTTCCCTTGGTTGGATTATTCCTTGGGAATCTGCGAAACCCTCACAGAAGTCAAGAAGGGAAGGAAATACACAACCCCTAATATCTATGATGGCAGGGGGCAGTACACACAGATTATGCCCTGCGAGGAACTGGGCAACTTCTCATTCTTCACCCTGCGTGACCCTCAAGAGATGGGCAAAGGCTCAAATCTCGTAAAAAGTCCTTTTTCGCTCATTATATGGTATGATACGAGGAAAGTATCACTTCCCACCGATGAGCGCAATACAGAGGAAATAAAGGGGCAAATACTGGGTGTTTTGAATCAACTCCGATTCCCGACACTCCAAATCAACCGAATTTACGAGAAACCGCAGAATGTTTTTGCGGATTTCTCCTACGAACATACCAACAATCAGTTCTTAATGTCCCCATTCGCAGGATTGAGGATTGACGGAATGATTGAAGCGAGAAT